TCTGTGCGCCAGTGGTCACCATAGCCATAGGCAAAGTGAACGTCCAGGGTAGGGTCCATGCCCTGCAGGGCCTCAATCAAATCTGCGACTTTCATGCTTGCTCCTTAAAGAAAATAACTTGGATTTTGTTTGCTACACGGTCCTCTACGAACGCAATGTTGTCTTCCCATTTGCAATTTGGGTTGGCGAGAACCTTTTTAGCGATAATGCGAACGCTGCGCTCGTTAACGCTGTCGTCTACATTGTAGCCTGGGTTATGGTTGACTGCACCGTCCTGGGTGTAGCTGTACTTGCCTTTGCACCCGCACATACAACCAATCCGGCCGTTGTAGACTTTTGCAATCTTGTCTATGTTTAACATTATTCGCTCCTTGTTAACTTAGCCTATAGTATAGCAAATCTTGCCCGAAGTGTCAACCTGGGGTATAAAATAACCCTACTACGTATATGGCTAATAGGCCTGCATTAATAGTAACCAAGCTCCACTCGCGTATACGTACACTCCAAACTAGATACAAAAATGCACCCGCGTTCAGCAAGTATATGTTCATAGGGTCTATGCGTAGGGCTGTGCATAGTGCCCCACTGAGGGTGACCGCACAGGCCACCCACTTTAGTATGTTGTTAAGCATTTTGCATAAATGTATTAATAAAGCACTCGCCAACATCGCAAGACACATAAGTGTCGCCCTGCATACCCTGCTCGCTATACGACACATCGCTAGCGTCAAAGCCCTTAGCAGTTAACAGCTCTTTAAGATCTCGCATAAACTGTTTGTCTGTGTATATAAGACCGTCTTTGTGCGTGTCCCATGTGTTTGTGTTAAAAAATACACGCAACTCGCCAAAGTCCAGTTCGTCGTTTGTGTAGCTTAGTTGCAAGCCCGTAATCTCTACTGCTGTAGCTTTGCGGCTCCAATAGCCGTTGCCGTTTGTGTTTAGTGTTGCTGTTACTTGGTACATCGTTCGCTCCTGTTTAAAAACTTATTATAGCACACACTATCCAAAATGTCAAGTGTGTGCTAAAGACCCTTATGCGTCTATGGTCATTGGCTCTATCTCGTACACTACATCCGCACGGTCGCCGCCATCTGCTTCCCATTGCTGTAGCATTTCCTCTAGTGCCGCTTCCGCTTTGGCCCTAGTGCTGTACGCTCCCATATTGTAAAACTCGTCTTCGCTGTCACCCCAGCCCTGTATTTGCACAATGTATGCTTTACTCATTTTCGCTCTCTTTCACTGTAAAAACTTATTATAGCAGACTCTGCCCAAAATGTCAAGTGCGTTAAGCAACAAACTGCACATTGTCTGTGCGCAGCAGGGCTTTTGCGTATGCTATTGCTTTTGCAACTTCTGCGTCTGCGTTAGCATAGTCTACAGGACAGATGTCTCCTGTAACATACGCTGCGTTTTTAACTGTAACACGATTGTGCTGGTCGAAACTAAAAACAATACGCAGGGTTTGTAGTTTTTTGTTTACTGTAACTTTTGCAAGTAATGTGCAGTTTGTTTGCATTGTGCGCTCCTTGTTAACTTAGCCTATAGTATAGCGCAGGCTGTCCAAAATGTCAACCGTTTGGGCCCAAAGACCCTACAGACTACTCGGGTATTTCTAGATTGGTTGACTGCTTGGGTGGGTTTTGTTATACTAACAATGTCGAACAAAGGGGGGTGGACGTGGAGGGTGCCTGCCGGTTCTTGAGGTTGACAAAATGAAAAACCGGGATGGTTTTGGTAAGTCGCACCCGGTATTGACTAGCCTTTTTCGTAGAGGGTTTATATAGCGGCGGACCTATAGTCTGCTCTACGGGAACGCACTTGTCCCCACCCGCTAATTCGTTACATACTCCAGTAGGCTTCTGAGCTAGGGCTACAGTACCTGGGCGTATCAAACCGCTCCATGTATTTGGCACCACCCATCATGTTGACCCGCTCAACCATAGTCTCGTGGATCTCATAGCGGAATCCTGCACTCGTGCGCCATGTATGCTTGACAGTATGCTCCAGCATGGACCTGTCGGTAGTGTCATAGTCCTTGTAGAGCACCTGACGCTCTCCCGACTTGGTTCGCTTGTCTGCTTTATAAATGATAACCGTGTACATTATGCAACCTCCATCATGATAGTCTTACGAACGAAACCTGTAGTGTCCTTTTTAGCACGACCCTTGGCCTTAAGTCCTGCAATCACGTTCTTAGGGTTCTTAATGCCAGCAACCTTACGACCCAGGACTTTGGTGTAGTCGTAAAATTGTACACTAGGGAACTCATCAAAAATGCCTGTCTTTTCCCAAGCCAAGTCGCTAGTACCATTCAAGCGGAACACGGGCGTCAAACCCAAACGAGCTGCCTGCTTGATGCCCAGCTTGATGTCTTTGCGCAGGGCGTCAAGGAACTCTTCCCGTTGCTCAAAGTACATCTTAGTCTTGCGGATGCGAGCCTGCTGGATGACATTGGTGTTCTCGCCTTTGCGGAACATACCACCGCGCCCTGCGGTGTTAAGACAAGCCTGGGTACAACCGGCAGTCCGTTTAGGGCAGACTTCACGTCCACTAAGGTCTGCGGGTGCCAAGTGTAGGATGAAAGATAGATAGCCATATTTGGTGCCCTTTTGGATCTTTGGATTTGCGGTACTTAATAGTTTGAACATCGTTTTGCCCTCGTTTGTTTACCCTATGTATCTATTATAAGACCTTTTGGGTGCCCTGTCAACCTCTTTTTTGCCAAATAGTTATCCACAGCCCCCTGTGGATAACCTGTGGATAACTTAGCCCTCTAGCTCAATGCGATTAGTTCTTAACACGGCAACGGCATCTTGCATTATGCGAGGGAGATCTGTAACAGAGATATGCCCGCTTACAAAATCGCATTTTGCCTCAGAGGGGAATATATACTTGCCTGTTACCTCGCTTCTGCGAGTAACATTAAAAGCGGCAACAAATTTAAATAAGCCCGTTTTTTTAATTTTAACTAGTTTTGCGCGAGCAAGTGTATTAAAAGCAGTTTGCATTTTGAGCCCTCTTTGTGTTTGTATGTAGTTATTATAACCTCATTCTAGCCATTTGTCAACCAATACCCGATCGAAGTGTAGGGTTATTCAAGCCAAAAAAAACCCCCTAGGATCGAGGGCACAATCCTAGGGGTCCAACAAAGGAAGCAGAGCGTTAAGGGCTAAGAGAGCTGCCTGCTTCCCAAACAGTATCTCGGAGGGCACCGAGGAGTACTGTCATTCACTGTGCGTGGCATAGAGGGGCTAGCCACGTTTCATCACAGTGTTCTCCGCCATAGCTTCCCAACGATCGGGGAATGCTTTGGCTAAATCGGCGACCTTAAGTACTGTGCGCAAGCTCAGTTCACGTAGTCGCTTCTTGTTTGTTTCAATAAACTCTAAGATGTCATCACTCATGCCATCTTCAAACTCATAGGTATCCAACATACCATCTTTGGTGATCTGCTTGATGCGCAGGATCTTATCACGCTCGCTGTCAATGGTCAAGTCAATGTAGTGGCAACGACTCTCCAATGCCTCAAGGTGATCACGCAGCTTCTTGCTCTTAACGTTATCGAACTTGATGTTGGTAATAAAGATCGCACTGCCTTTGAACTCGAAGCTGTCTGGCACGCCTTCGTTCTTCAACTTGAAGCTGTCAGTGTTCCAGCAGATGCGTCTATTCTTCTTAGAGTCTAGCGCAGCCTTCAAGATGTTCAAGCTCAGGTCGTCCAGGAGTACACTATCACAGTCATCGAACACAATCACACAGTCTTTGTCTGCGTATTGGAACAGCTTGCAATAGAGACCGATTGCACTCATTGCACCCTTGACCACTTCGTACTTCTTGAGCTTCTGATCGTTAGCAATGTCTGCCAACAGATCGTGCTTGCCCAAGACCTTCTCAACACCAAAGCTCTTGCCAACGCCTGGGGGTCCTGATACAATCATTGCTCGCACAGAACCCTTCTTGCATGCTCGCGTCATGTCTTCCAGCATCTGGAAACGCTCACGCATGCGTTCGATCACATCTTCATCTGACTCTTCACGCTTGGTCACACGAGCCGCGCCTGCGTCTTCGTATGCATCCTCGCTGTCGCATGCAATCTTAATATTACGATCTGGGAACCCTGCTACTGACTTACCATCAACGGTTACGTACCCGCCCTTAGCACCCACCTTGAAGCCTTCTACTAGTGGAAATACCATACCTGCAAGATCTACATCTTTGCCGCGGATCTTGTAACTGCCATTTAAAATACGAATGTTCTTGCCCATGTAAAAATCCCTCTTAGTTAACGTTTACAAGCATTAATTATAACAGCAATTGCCCTTGCTGTCAAGCCCCGTGATAGCCAAAAGATTCAACCTTTGGCCAAGCCTCAATCTCGTTCTGCACCAGCTGATGTGCTAGGTTGAACGCCATCTGTGCCACAGTGAAGGCCACCGTGCGCTCTGCTCCTGAGAACTGCATCAGATACTCTGCGAAGGCTTCTGCGCTCTCGGGTGTAGCGAACAGACCGTTGCGTGGGATTGGGTTGTCGATGATACTAGCCATTATGCAATCTCCTTAATGAAATAACGATATGGAAGGCCAACTAGGAAGCACAGGTACTCGTCGTCACCATCGCTACCCTCTGCCTCGTGGATCCAACGCAGGGCCATCTCGCGATCCTTAGCACCTGTCTGGAGCAGGCTCAGCACTCGCATTTCAAAGTCGTGTGCGGCCTTCTCTTGGGATTCCTTGCGAATGCGGTCTTCCTCGGCAATGACTATACCCAGCTGAACGAACTCAGCTTCGAAGTCAGCTTCAGTCCAGGAGCTGGTATCAATACCGCGTGGGCGATGGCCGTAGGCATCCTTGTACATATCCCAGAACTGGCAAGCATACTGTTCCAAAGTGCTCATCTCTTCCCAGCTTTTGAAATCTTCCATTTGTTGCTCCTGTTTTGCTAGTGTATGTGTTTATTATACAACCAAATCAGCTACCTGTCAACCGATCTTGCCTTGCAACAATTGGCTCAGCCGACGGCTGGGCTGTGGCTTTTCTGCCACAGTCACACCCTCTACGAACAGGTCTACACCGGATACTTCTTCTGCGATCAGGAGCGGCTCACCTACGAGGTCTTCAAGGTCCCCTGTGATGTCGTTGATGTCTACTCTCTCACAGCAGTTCTGATAGTGACCAAACACAAATCGAGCACCCTCTGCGGTTTCGAACAGCATCTCGTCTGAGCCCACAGCGCCTTCGACCTTGACGAAAGTCAAACCCTTCATCAGCTCTAGTCCTTGTGCGGTGTTCATCATGTTTTCGTAGTTCACTTTCTGCTCCTTGTTTCTTACTATGCCTCTAGTATAGCACCAAACAAAGACCCTGTCAACCAAAAGAGTGTTGTATTTTTACAACAATGGCCTGCCCGGGAGGGATCGAACCTCCGACCCACAGCTTAGAAGGCTGTTGCTCTATCCACTGAGCTACGGGCAGATTGGATGGTGCGACTGGCCGGAATCGAACCGGCACGCCCGAAAGCGAGAGATTTTAAGTCTCTTGTGTCTACCTATTTCACCACAGTCGCGATATGGTGCCTCCTCCGGGACTCGAACCCAGAACCAACGGATTATGAGTCCGCTGCTCTAACCAATTGAGCTAAAGAGGCATTTGAATTTAAAAGAGCATCGAGGAAGTATTTATAGATTGCCTAGGGTCCCCACCGCTACCCTGAGCAGGGAGAGCCGTGAAGCTCTCCGCCCGAGAAGTCCAATTACATCAACGCAGGTTCTGCGTTCTCTACTTGAACTGCTGTAGCCTTAGGAGCCTTGGCTTTAGGAGTCTTAGCCTTAGGAGCTTCGACCTTGACATTGCGAGTAACATACTCAGCAATCGCGCCTTGAGCGGCTTCGTTTTGGAACTTGGGGTGATCCATCAACATCTTGCAGATGTCTTCTTTAGTCAGCTCAGTGTCCAACTCGATCAACTCGATCGCAGTGTGATCGTTCTTCTGCAGAATCTTGATACGATTCACGAAGTCATTTGCAAAACGGACCTTGGTCACGCCTTTGTGGGTTGAAACGCCTGCTACGCTATAAGTTTTTGAAGTTGCCATTTTAGTTTGCCTTTAAAAGTTAAGTTTGATTTAAAGTGCTATTTCTCAAGCACTGTGTATATTATGCACTCATTTGGATTGACTGTCAACCTTTTTCTGAAGACAGTCTGTCCAAAATGTTATGCCGTTTCCTTCTCTGCTTCAAAGGCTTCCGCCAATGTCACAAAGTCCGCTGAGTGGCACTTGACATACCAAACACCGTCCGTACGCAGAATGTAAGCATATTCCTCGTGCTGGAAGTTCTCTACATAGTCCGCATAGTCTTTGAAGCTCTTAGGACCCACGCCTGTTTCGCCGCGATCGCGTCCGTAGAAGGTAGTCATGTTGCCGTAGAGCTTGTCGTAGGCTTCGCCGTCCATTGGAACTTCAAACTGACTAAAGGCGTGCTTGGTGCCCACAGTAGGCTTGAGTGAACTAATGTCGCCCAAGTCGATCAAGTCACGCAGTTTGAACGGGTCTGCATAGTGCTCCTGCAGGATCTTACCGTTGTGATCCAAGTAGCCGTCCCAGTGGCAGTAGACCTGCTGGACTGTGCCGTCTGCGAATTCCAATGCGATTGTGCTTCGTGTTGCCATTTAGATTGCCCTCTTAATGTGTTTAAGTGTTTATTATAACAGGGTTTGGATGCCCTGTCAACCATTAACCCTTTTGGGCTACGGGTTTCTGTTTAGCTTCAACGGCTGCAATCTTGCCCGAGTAGGCATTGCCGCTCTTGTGGATCAAGCCAGTTTTGGTGAAAGTAATAGTGCCGCCAGTGGAGGACGGAATGGACTTTTGCATGATAGCTCCTTTTTTGAACATGTGTTAATTATACGATCAAACTGTGACTTTGTCAACCATTTTGTTTTTAAACTCTTGCGCTTGCCTGTAGAGCCTGTTGCGGTAGTCCGCCCGGCGCTGTTTGGGCAGCTCTGCGATCACTTCTTTTAGAATAGACCCCAGGAAGCCTGCGGCATACGCATAAGAACCATTCGCATCAAAGCTACGGTCTACCAATTGATTCACGGAGTCCCCTGTCTCGCGACATTCGTCCATGTATTCGTTGAACTTCTGCTGTGCGGATTTAGCCATTGTGCCCTCTCTTAAACAAGCCTAATTATAGCACCAATCGCATAGATTGTCAACAACCCTGCGTTCACTGCCACCAAATTCCAGTCCCGAACACGTAGACTCCAGAACAAGTACAGCACAGCGCCTGCGTTCAGAAGCCATATGTTCAGGGGATCCATTGCTAGGCTAGTAGCGATCGCACCGCTTAGGGTAGCGACCAAGCCCAAATTCTTTGCTGTGTTTTCTAAGTTCATGTGTATAGTATACTACCGAACTACCAAATTGTCAACCTCTTTTTTACCAAGAAGTTGTTGTTTTTTTACAACACAGCTCGGATGCGCTTCTGCGGTGTAGCCACAGAGCTGAACTCCAGGTCTGCATAGTACTCCGACAGCTCTCGGGCTATCAGCGTGGACACAGAGGGTTCGCCGTTGGGCAGAGCAAAGATCACAGGGCAGTCGCGCCAGGTGCGCACCTTCATAAACTGCCAAGCATAGCGACGGTGCTCTGAGTTGCGCACATTGAATACCACTGTGGGCCGCACCCTGGTGTTCAGGACTGAGTTCATGCTATGAATCCCCAATAGGCTCCCAGCAAGACAGCATAGATCACAACGGCCTGCACCAGCATCCTAAGTGTATCCTTAAGCATCTTCTTTCTCCGATTCGCAAACACCATCCCGCTCCATAAGAGCCTCTAGTGCGTCCCGCACACGATCCGAGGTGTCCAAGTAGATCACATAGTCTCCCAGTGTACGGATATCCTCAGCGTCGATGTATTCGAAGCCACCGTAATAGTTATAACTGCGAGCACGGTCTGAGTCAACAACGATACAGTCCATGTTCTCGTCTACATAAGCACGACCACAACGATTGTCCAGGCCTAACTCGCTAGCACTAACCCAGCGCATCCCCTGCACCTGGCGTTCTACGAGATCCTGCACTTCGTCTGCCAAGTCCTGCATACTGTTGAATTCACGCATTTTGATTGCCCTCTTAATGTTTCAGTGTTAATAGTATAGCACCGTTCTCAGATGCTGTCAACCGTTTTAAATCTTGATCAATTCAGTGGTGAGTAAAGATTCTGACCGATCGCTAAAACTAGTATCTTCTGCAATTACTTCGGCGCGGAGACGGCCTAGCTTAGTGATAGTACCAATCGTCATTCCTAGGTTGTGAAAGGAAGCATACGCTATCCGGTCACCCACTGTTACAGTACGGCCTAACTTATCTTTTAATGTAGTCATTTTTAACTCCTTGTTATTTACTGTACCTATATTATAGCACGACAAATCCAAACTGTCAACCAAAAGCCCTGTGCCCTGTAAGGTTATACTACAAAGCCCAAGCGCCGCGCTTCTGCACCTATAGCCTCAACCGCAGGTGTATCAAACTCCCCCGCCTCTGCACGGGTCAACAGCAGGTCCACCAAGTCCATCTGGTGTAGTGCTTCCTCTGCGTCTACTAGCACCACATCCAAGTGTCCGTTGCGCTCTAGTACACGAGCACGGCCCTTCTCGTTAGCATAGCGCACAGCAGTCACACCGTTCAGTGTACTGACCCCTACAAATCTGAATGTCTTCTGCGTCATAGCTTGCTCTCCTTAGTGTTTACAGTATACTACCTCTAGCCCAAACTGTCAACCAAAATATAAAGACCCTCCGTTGCGAAGGGCTATTGTTTAGTTTACTGTAAAATGTCCGTCAAATTGACGTTTATTAATATTATAAAACAAAGCATATTGACGACCATTTTGTTGGCTGTTTTTATTACATTGTACAAATATTCTAATAGCAGGGTTATCTGTATTTTCGTCTACTATACTAGGACTAATAGCTAACACATTAACATAACCTTTTGCGGGGACAAAGTTATTAACAGGGACCTTATACTGTACATTATTAAATGTAAATTTGATTGGGCTTTTGCGTAGTGCTTGCATTGTGTTTCCTTTGTTCCGAAGTGTTAATTATAGCGCAAAGTGCCCCTCATGTCAACCAAAATATAAAGACCCTACACTGGACCTGGACACCAAAAAACGGTTGACTCAAAAGCCAAAAGGCGTTATACTGTAAGAACAGTAAGGGCAAGGCACAACAAGAAGACCCCTGCATAGCGTCGAAGGACTACAATTCCGGGGTGGACGTGGAGGGTGGGCGGCGGTTTAGGACCGAATCCGAACGAACAGGGGCAGGCGCGAGACCCCAGGTTATCCACAGGTTATCCACAATGTCAAAGTTATCCACAGCTTATCCACAAGCACGGGCCAAAGTTATCCACAGCTTATCCACAGCTTATCCACAGGGCAAATCCGTTGCATAAAAGCCACAAAAAAGAAAGACCTGGTTGACACTAGGGTTAATAGTGGTCTAGGTCTATACAGTATAGTAGAGTCACACAGTGTGATCACAGCTTAGTCTATAGTAGACTTCACAGTAGAGTCAGAGTAGAACCACCATTTAAGGCCGGTTGCAGGGCGTTAAAAACCGTCTACAATGGTGGTCCTATGGTGAGGTGGTGTATTAGAACCGTCTGATCAAGGACGCAAATCGGCCTCTACAAGCGTGGAAAAGATTGGCAAGGTCGAGGTGACGAGAGGCATAGTTCAAATACTTTTACCATTTCATTTACCATTTCATCTACCATTCCGTTACTCACTGCCCCGTCTCCTACTATCTCTAAGTAGTCCCTCAACTTCTTGACGCACAGTCATGTCCAGTCTGCTCCAGCGTATAATCATTGAAGCTAACCTGCCTGCCACCCATACCCAACGACCCTTTTCAGTGGTGTATCTACTAGGCGCTAGACGCAGTAGTGCAGTCACCAGTTCAATACTCGCCTTGTTGTGTTCTTGCTTGCTCATACACTTATTTAAGACTCTGCACCTAGAATGCCTAGAACCCTACAGCGGGGCCTATACTATAAGTGTTCTAGTGCGTGTGTCCAATATGCTTACAGCGGGGCCAGTAGGTGCGTATGCTTTATAGCATAGATTCGATATATACTATTGCACAAGGGCAAATGGGCAAATGGCTAATATCAGGGCAGTTGAATACTATCTAGTTCAAACCACCAACTACGATCATATCAATCGTATGTGGCTGTGGTGTCAGTTTGAGGGTCGTAGTGTGCCCATGTATAGAACTCGTATCAGTCTCAGTAACACAGGATGGGTCATAGAGCTAGAGGATACACCTGTGCGTAGCTTGTTCTTGCTACAGTTTAGTTCGTGGGTTAGTGCGATTGGTAAACCCTACTATCTGCTCAATGCCGCTTAGAATCCTAACTGGGTGTTAAATTTTTTTTGCACCGCTCTGCGGATTAGAGGGCTAACCTTGCTCTGTCCAGAAATTCGCACCACTCTGCGTAGTTAGTGGGCAACCGTGAGGGCAGAGCTATTTGATTCAGTGCAAGTTTGAATCCCAGTATAGGATCCTGTGGGTCTTCGGGCAGTTTAGCTCTGACCGTACACTGCTTGGTTTTGGTCAGTATCTGCTCTAACCAACTGCTGGGATCTGAGTTGGGCTTGTGATAAGCAAACACTCTACAGGGCCAACTTTTGCCCAGAATCACAGCGGCTAGGAATCTGCTCTGTCCTCGTGCTATAGTGAGTATCCCTTCGGGTTCTGCTGTGAGTATAATGGGATGCAGGGGCTCGTGGGTCAGCCAGTAGATCATTTTGCGAGCAAAACGCTCTGAGTCTTCAGGAGGTATTGAATTCGCTACAAGATGTGCATAATCCTGCACAGCGGTGCTGGCGACTCGTAGCTGTCCTTTCCAAAGACTACTGGGCTTCGGGGTCGTCATCGTCCAGTAGCTTGCTCTTGAAAATGCTGTTCTTGGGACGGTAGATCACTTCATCAACACCGTCCTCTGTATGCACTTCTTGCTCTACTTCAATGCGATTTATATTGAATCTAATGGCTAGATCGTCTGCGAGGGCTAGGACACTCTGTGCCGCTTCTTCTGAGATCTGTGCTTCGGAAAGGCTGACCATGCAGTTCAGTGCCGCTTCTATGATACTTCTGGTTTCTTCATCAACTGTGTATACAGGCACAACATCATCTGTGCCTTCAAATTCGTCATCGTCCTGGTCATCCATGCTAATACCTTTGAGTTGGGAAGGCTTAATTTCTGCCTTCCCAGTATTTACACTTTTGACTAGGCCTCTGAGTCTGCACTGAGCTCTTCTACTACATAGCTTTCTGCTAGGTGAACCTGTCCTAGGAAGTTGATGCCTGCAGAGTTGCAGTAGTGCATGATGTCAGCTAGGATTTCTGCGGGTTGATCTGTGTCGTAGGCTGAGAGAAAGCCCTGCACACGCAGAATGGCTGCGAGTTCGAATGTTCCGGGCATCAGCTTAATCCTTGACTTGTTCATTGGTTGCACTTGCTCCCCCATCGAGGTCAATCTCTTGATTTTCAAAGTCTTCGTATTCTGCCATGGTCTCTGAGATGGCATACATATCGTCCAGTTCTTCACCAATGTAATCACGCACAGTGTCACTGGTTTGGCCGTGGTATTCAACGCAATCATCTACACCATTGTCCCACTTGCCCACAAAGCCCATACCGGGTTCGTTGTAGTATGCGATCACAGCATATCCCTGATCTACCAATGCTTCATACACGAACACAGGAGGGCTCCAAGCTGAGTCAAAGCCAAACTCTAGCACACCGTTCTCCACCTGGGTATTCTCCCCTTCGTAAGAGTCTACATCCCACTTGGTGCCCCATTCGTTCACACAGAAGTCATACCATGTAGCATAGCCGTAGACGCTAAGATTGTTCATGGTTTGTTCATGCAGTTTGATCTGCTCAGGATCGTTGTCATCCCCAACTCGTCCTGCTACGATGTGCAGGCTCGCTGGCACTGGCTTTACGAAATTGCAGAACTTGCCCTCACGCACAGCGGCTGCAAGAGCCTCTATTTTGGTTGGGTCTGTGTGACTGATTGTGACGTTGTTGTTGCACCAATTTGGCATAGTGTTACCCTCTTTCCTTGTTTAGTTGCAGTGGAACAAGCCCCCTTGTTCCTTACTGTGTATACAGTATAACATCCCACCCAGGGAGTGTCAACCTTGATCTAGCCAATTTAGGCTAGGACTGCTCGAATCAACGCAATGGTATCAATTGTGGTTAGAAGCAGATAATTGGCCAAGAGCCCAAATGATCCCCTGCTCCAACTAGCCCAAGCATAAAGAGCACAGTTTGTCACAGTGATGATCAAGTAGGGCACATAGGGTAAATTGGGCACAGTTGCGGCGAACAGCACAGCCGCACCAATACTGAATGCCCAAGCCCAGGCCTCTATGCAGAAGCGTAGGGGGTTGGTGCGATAGTCTGCTCGAATCCACTCTAGGGTAGCCCTTAACGACTGCATGGGCCCCCGCGATTGTTGGTGTCCACAGTGGCCACAAAGCAGTTGATCACACGCTCATTGAGACCCGGGCCACTGTAGCTGCCTGAGTCAAGGCCCCGTATCAGATTAACTGTTTGGATAGAGTTCTTGCCAGTGGTGCCACACCCTGGTAGTAGGCATAGGTCCACTAGGATCACTGCTAGACCTGTGAGTTTCATGTTAGCTGTTCACCGTATCGTATGGATTGAACGCTTCAATTTGATAGTCTTCTTCGTCAAGAATAACCTTGACGTCAGGGTAGTTGACCAGCATATAGCCCACCACACTTTTAAGATCGTATCCGTTCAGCACATGAAGATTGCCATAGGCAAAATACACATCCTGCACATTCAATTCTTCGTCCAGCTCGTTCAATACTCGTTTTTCCATACCCATAATTAGCTCCCAGTTGAAAGGTTAAGTTCGTTGCCGTTTTTTAGAGTGAACGACTCAATAAACACATGATGCTGGTCTCCGCTGAGTTTGATACAGTTGTCAGCGGCACGATATAGATCACGCCAGGTCTTACCATATACTGCACAATGCACAGGACCCTTTTCACCCCAATGCTGACTATACATTACCACACTGTCTGCAGGGTAAGGATGCTCTGCGTCAAGATCATCAATCTCATAGAGGCTCCAAATAGACCTAAACTGTTCTTGGCTCTGCACGGCAGTGAAGTGATCATTCTTGCGATCGAAAGCACTATTGTCCTGCTCGTAAGCGCCTGTGAGGCCCTGTCGGATAGTGCTGGCAGCATGGGCCAGTTTAACATACAGTTCAGGCTTGAGAACATCTTCAAGTTGTTGGGTCACACAATCCAATTCCCAAAGGGCGTTGTGGACAGTCTTAAACTCTTCTGCGGTAAGTGTGGGTGAACAGTTCATGAGATACTCCTTAGTTGCGTTGTGTATATTATATGACAAAGCACAGGCTCTGTCAACCTGTATTTTACCGAAATTCTTCTTCGTCGTAGTCTTCGTCGTATTCGTAATGCTCTTCAGCATCTTCGAAGTCGAACATATCTTGGGTGTTGGCGAGGGTGATCAACACAGGATTTCGAGTGATCATCTCCACTGTCATGTCCGTGGCCCGTTCAATAGCCTGTTGCAGGCTGTCGCCGTTGTAGCGTCCACGATACAGTTGGCCTCGGGTGTATTCGTAGATTGTAGCATAGGTCTCAGGGTCAATGGCACTCTTGTCACGCAGGAAGTTCACAGCACCAGAGGTGTTGTTGCCCATACCGTTGTTGTAGAAGTCATAGCCCAAGCGGCTCACTGCTCGAATCATTTCACCAGCCACTGTGTCTGCCCGGCCCGATGGAGGCATCAGCTTGATCAGCTCATTGTATCCTGCTTGAAACTTGCCCTGACCATTCCAATAAGTGTTTTCCATAGCTACTCCTATTTGTTGTTTCATGTGTTAATTATAGCAAAGATTGAACTCTAGGTCAACCTCTATTTGTTCAAACTTCTTTGAAAGGATTGTAGTGATCAGCGTCTACCAAACCGTAGTGGATCATCATGTCTTTGTTGGAGATGAACATATCAGTCCTACGATCGTAGTATTTGCCTTCGCGAGGGTCATAGTAGAACACGGCTCCAGTTTGGAACACGAACGGACCCTCCAGGCCCTCTTTGCTGAGGTCAGTGTAGACTTTGCGATCAAATTCGGGTAGCACGGTATAGCCCATTTCATTGCTCCTTGTTGGGGTGTTTGGCTTTGCGATTGTATTTGGTACGATCTCGTTCGCTCTTTGGACGAAACACGCTGTTTGGGTCCAAAACGGCACGAGCAATAAGATTGCGTTGTTTTGGTTGCTTCAATTTAATTGTGATCTTCATAGTCCTTGCTCCTCAATATAGAACTATTATAGCATCACTAGGCTATATGTCAACCATTTTTTAGCCAAAAGAAAAGGTGTGTTGCACGAATACAACACACCCTGTCATAACCTTTTTAGGGTTTAGATAGTGTCTAGTGTAAGACCAGCGGCTTTGGCCTTGTAGCCAAGAGCAACGATCTCGCGTGAAGGACGACCCATCTCGTATTCAGTAACGGTAACGCCGTTGCCTGCGACACGCTGATTGCCATATACAGCATAACCGTTGTGACGGATGCGTGATACTTCAGCACTCAAGTTGCCAACACCAAAACGCTTACGAGCCTGAGCGGCAGTAAGAGCTTCGCCATTGTAAAGTGCGTTGAAAACCTTGTAGGTTTTAGTTTCTGGATTAAATCTTTTCATTTTATTAGCCTCTTTCAAGTTAGAATTGTCTGCGAAACCTATCGCATTACAATCTATTATACTATAACTAGAAATATAATGCAATACTAATTGAACACATTACTCTATTTGTTTGTTCATTTTAATATAAAAACGGATCATTGGCTGATTCGCCTTTGAGTGCTTTGAACACTTCTGTCTTAGAGGGCAGGATAAGATTATGTTCTAACAGTATCTTTGTCCGTGTGTCCGAGTCTAGTCGACACCAATGCTCCACAGCTGGATAGCTGCCTCGAGCCTGGCTAGGAATATAATCTCTAATCCAACCTGTGATCGCTTTGAGAGCTTCAATAGTGTTGGACGGATGCGAACGCATGACTGCCCCACTCCAATCGTTGGCTAGCACAGAAGTGAAAAAGCCACCGGGTGAATACCCATAGACAAGATAATTGTAAAACGGGTCTGCATATTCTTTGGGCACATCCCACTGAACAAAAGTGGTCATTACCTGTTTTCTACTGTAAGGTCCAATATCCATTATGCCCATACTCCTTCACTGTCGACACCTTGCCAACCTAGTTCTTTTAAATCTGCCGCGATCTCAGGGTCAATGAAACCCTCCATGCCGTGACAGTACCAATCCATGTAATCACCTTTCTCACGCATATGAGCAACGATGCCTCCGGCATAGCGCCAAGAGCAGGACCACATATCTTTGTCAGGGTCTTGTCGCAGTAAAGGGATTACCTCAATAGGAATCCAATCAGTGTTGCACAGAGCAGAGTAGAGCTTGCCAGCATACACATCGTCTAGGACTTTGGCACAGAGTTTATCCGAGGTGCGAAGATCCCACTCAAGGTTGTTCTTGCGCCATTTGGGGTCAGCTTCATTATCTTCGTCACGCTTCGCAAAGGAAGCATAAAACTCTGTCATGGCACGAGTGTTATCGTCGTTGTCAGCAGTCTTGCCTTCTTGAGCCTTGCGTTCTTTGTAAGCCTCAATTTGAAAGGTGTAGCGATCAGGGCTCTTGCGGAGTATTGGTCCAGACGACATCATCAACATCCCATATATCATCAAAAGAAACAGCGAAACCCATAAGGGTATCTTTGTCGACCAACCGAACCATTTTATTTGTTAGATCTCTTTGTACGATCACACCAATGCCCTCATAGGCACCTGGACCAGGAATTCTAAATTTGCAGGCATAACTCTTGCCTGCAACAACATCTTCAATTTTTATCATTTTGTTTTCCTAGGTCTCGCAGTATTCGATCTTGCTCATGTTGAATCTCTAGCTTGTTCCAATCGTAACTCCACTTGAGTGCGAATCCAACAAAGCAGACAAATGCCAAAGACCAATAAACGGTGAACGCATCATACCCAAACATATGTTCTGCAAGACGACTTGCAACAGTTAAGGCAGCAACGAACAGAGCCGCTCCTGCAAAAGGCCGCCAATTCTTAGAGACCATTCTTTTGAATACAGTAGAACTCTTAATCATTTAGCCTTCTCCATTACACTGATTACAGTAGAATTGGTTACATCTACAGCAGTACCAAATACCTCTTTGGTTACCACAGGATACAGCACAGCAAGGGTGACAACAATACCAGCAATGAATTTAAACATTTGGATTACTCCTAGAGTTGTTAGTGATGCGTTTAATTATAGAGTCTGCGAGTGGATGTGTCAACCCCGATTCTACCAAACAATCAATAGCTTCGATAACAGCCATTTCTTTGCTTACAGGGCTATATTGAATAGGCTGAATCGAGTAGGGCTGAGTCCAGCTGAATCTAAGGTTAGACATTGCCTTTTTACTGTGCCATCCGCTCATGCTACCTCCTGAATGTGTTTACAAGCGCCACGGAAAGTATAGCCAGGGCAGGTGCAGGTCTTTTCCTCTAGATTAACGAAGTAAGAATTACCCTTGCTACCTTTGACTTCTACCACCATTGGCTGTTTTTCTTTTTTATCAAATTCTTCGAACGGGCTGGGAACCAACTTGATGAACTTTCGGCCTCTGCGATTAATTTTGAGCTTGCCCGAGCAGGGGATGATGTCGCCTGTGCCCCAAGGCCTGTAGGCAACCACTCGATCCCCGTCGAGTAGGTAGTCGTGGTTGGGGGTCTTGTATTCCACTTTCCAAACAGTGACTTCACGCACAGCCTCCATTATTCATCTCCAAAGTCTTTATCAAGTATCATTTTTGAATAAGTGGCCTGGACCCGAGCATTGTATTGCTCTTCTGAAGTCGCAAGCCTTGCAAGATGCAGGGTCCAGATACGCCGAGCATCCTCTTTTAACGAAGGATTGGCAAGTATCTGCAGAATTCTATGTCTGCGTTCTGCCTGCCGGAGTTCTGAATATGGACCCATGCTCAAACCAGCTCTACCTTACGAACAAGACTTGCAGTAACTTTCCAATTGGTAGAAACAAGTCCACCGCGGTCTTCGCGGACCTGGAGAGTTTTTTGGTTGACCTTGGTCACCTTGCCCACAACCGTGCGTCCTCGAGCATCAAATTCAACCATGTCGCCTAGGATGACTGCACGAGTCGCCTGACGAGCTAGATGCTGACGTTTGAGTTTGACTGCCTCGATAACTTCGTTGATCTGTGCATTATCCATTTGGTAGATAAGTTCGACTGCACGGGTAACTAAATTGCTCATAAAATGCCCTTCTCTTTTACTGTTGAACATAGTATAATTATAGTCTCAATCACCAAGGATGTCAACCACTATTTTACCAAATTAGTTGTCGTCAATTTCTTTTTCAAAATTGCCCACTTCCAAATCTTCGTTGCCAAACATACTCAAAGGAATGTCAAGTTCTTCTTCTTCGTCCGCTTTCTTCTTGTCTTTGAAATCGTTCGAATCAAATTTGATCAGCTTGCCAGACTGGCGCATCTCCAATTCCATACGGAATAGTTTTTCCAAAGAACCTGGGCCTTCCCAGACTTCGTTCATAATCTGGTTGATACGATCCAACGGAATTCGACGCAGTTTGGCTTGGCCAAAATATCGAGTAATAAATCCGTATAGGGTATTTGGAATCAGAGTATGATCTGAAAAGTTCCAAGTGCCTCGGAATCCGTTCACTGAGTGTGGATTATCGATATCTCGTTTATAAAATTCGATCTTGTCTTCTGTGCTTTTTACTTCGTCAAACATGGTCAGTCCTCTTGGTTAAGTTTAAGAATTTCAATATCACCGTCTTTGTTTTTACGGTGTCGGAGAAAACCGTTTTTTACTAATTGATCAATGGTCGTGCTGATAGCGTTGCGGGCACCGGCCGCATAGCCAAATATCAACCCTACTACACTGCCTACCACATACGAACCAAAAAACCAAAGTGTTGTGTCATCCATCATCTTTTATGTTCTCGTCGATAAATGGATTTGAGCCACCATTTGTATTTTCTAAAATATGCACCTGAATCTGCAAAAGGTTCGCCGCCATACAATAAGACTTCGTCTTTGTGCTCAAACCATTTCTCATTGAGCCAATGTCTAAAACGAGAATTTTTCATTGTGTCCTTATTGTAGGGCAAGACTGCCCTCGTGTGTTTGTATTTTAGCGGCAATCTCATCATAAAGCAAGTCATGATATGCCTCAATCTCTTCAAAACTAACCCACTTTTGAGCCAGCTTGCCTTGTATCACCGCATTGATGCGTTTGATATCAGACTCACTTAACTCAAGTGGGTAGTTCATTTTACTAGGCTTGATATACTTCATTGCCATTAGTTGCCACCTTTGAGTAGAAACTTGTTTGAAATAGCTTTGAACGATACAGCCTCTTCGTGACCCTTGAACACCAATCCTTCGCGTTCAGTAGTGTTCATCAGTGTCGACTTGCCTTCTGCAAACTTTAACATTTGAGCAATGTCTGCAATGCCCAAAGTATCGTAGGGGTTAGCATGAGCCGCGACCGTTGGAACACACAGCACTCGCAGACGAGCCGCAAGGGCCTGCCTTTCAAGCGGAAGCAAGTAACGGCCTGCACCAATGTCATAGATGTCAAAGAGGTAGAACTCTTGGCCCTTGATCTTGTAAGGGTTACCTTGGATGCCTTCACCAATCAGCTCGCCTTGAAACGCAAGGTTCTGTCCAGTAGAACGGATCTTGCCAATCAAGTCATTGCGCCGTGCCACAGTCCACAGTGAGTTGCCTGGTGTTTCACGCAGGTTTAGGTTGCGTGAGCAAACACCTTCGTCTTCGTCAAACACATAAACAGTCATTGACGAACCGTCCAACTTCTCAGTCACTTCCCAGTGTAGCTTACGCTCAGTCCAGTCAGCAAATTCAGCAGTAAGGTTCTGGATACGCTCTTGATCCGTCTTGGGGATAAAGCCTGGAAACACGCCACGCACTTCACCTGCCAACTGAGCCGGAATAGGAGCTTCCCATTTCTGAATGTTTAGGCGTTCAGAAACATCTGAGCCTTCACCTAGATCAGCATTAACGTCATACACACCAATGCCCAGCGGCAACAGTAAACCTTGCGATACTTGACCACGCAGTTTAACAGTTCGTAGACGCTCGCCTTTAACTCCGCCGTATTCACGAGGCTCAGTGCCCTTAGATAGGAATGGAGCCAACTCGTGAGGAATCCAAGAGTCAATTTCGCAGTAGATGGCCAAGTCACCAGGAGCGAACTCGCCCTTTTTAGTAACCACACGCCAGCCGCCTACAGACGCCACTTCAATAGCGTCAGCATCTGGGATAGGATTGACAGCGTCAATTCGACGCAAAGTTGCCATCTTACGCATTTTTATTCCTTAAAACAGTTGTTCTATGCCTGTATTATACAGCACACAGCATTTCTGTCAACCTTAATCTACTCAATTCTTTTTGCTAATTGCTGATGTCACTGACCCAAAGGTAACCAGACTCAACCATGCAGTTGCAAGCCAGGTCCAAATGGTGTAGGCGATACCCAAGTTGAACAGAGTATTCAATGCCCAGAGGGTGATCAGCGGACTGAATACAATGAGCAGGATCAATAGGCCAACTAGACCTACAAGTTTAATTGTATCGCTCATACAATTTCCGGAGAATACATTTTGAAATAACGAATTGGAGAACGAGGGCGGCAAGCACCGTCTTTGACTTCGACCTCAATACCCTTGGCTCGCATGGCTTGAATGAACTTAGGTGCATCACAGTCTTCCTCCAAGTAGGCAGTCTTGCCTTTGACATAGGAGTAGGTGCTGATTTCTGTTTGGATGCCCAACATTTCAATCTCGCTCAATTTCACAGCCAGCCACGCATGGCCTGGGTCCGAGTGCATTACTTTAACGATCTTTGCCATTATACAAATTCCTTCACAAGTTCTAAATCACCGTCTTCAGTTTCCTGATAGACGGTGGCTATTACCCATAATCCGCTCGCCAGCGTTTGTTCTGCCAACTGCATTGCATGGGAACGACTTTTAGTCGTATCAATCAATTCTTGATGCCCCGTGTCATCTTCTGCCCACACTTCGTAGAGCTCAAAAACCACTTTGTTTTCCTTTCAACATTTAGTCCAACAGCGTCATATATTCGTCTGGGTGATTCGTCATGAACCAATCCAAGCACTTGCGAAGTGTAGCATAGTCGCCCATCAGTTCGCAACCTTTTAGGTAATCATAAACCGCCACAGCCTCTGGCTCTAGCATACACTCTTCGCCAGAAAATGGATTACGAATTATTACAGGCTCAGTGTCAAGAACCATAATGCCAGGGAATGTTTCAAAAATTGTTTTAGCCATTTTACATACTCCAGTAAGATTCAGATGAAGGAGAGCAATAGTAAGGAGTGTCATAGCGTTCTTTGAACTCCTTACCGCCCATTAGGTTGGTGCGAGTTACATAAGTCTCGTGAATTTTGTAACGGAAGCCTTGGCTTGCTCGCCATGTATGCTTGACAGTATGCTCCAGCATGGAGAGGTTGTCTGTATCGTAGTCTGTCTTAGATACCAAACGCTCGCCTTTTTTGGTTCGCTTGTCCAATTTGTAGATTTCAACAGTAAACATATCGCTCTCCTTGTGTGTCAGTGTAAGTATATTATAGTGTCAACTGCCTTCACAGTCAACCTCTATTTTACCATTCTTTCTTGCCACCAAATTCTTCGTTATAATCATAGCCTGCGTGATATGCTTCAAGCTGATCCGCAGTCATGTCTTGTGCTCCAACCTTAGTGCCATTATAAGTGCCATCAGGCCAGCAATGTGGATCACGCTCTCTGTGATACCAACTGTCAGCGGAACCTCTGTCAAAGGGATTACCGTGTTCTTGTGCGAAACGCTTGCCCTTGTATTCATAAAATTTAAGCATTTTTGAAACCCTCTTGCGTTGAACATATTATTATTATATGCTCAACAGGGGTTGCAGTCAACCTCTTTCTTACCAAAGGTTTACCAAATTTTGGTTGCTTTTAGGTTTGAAAGGTGCTATAATTTTGGATTGTTGAAAAGACTTATCTGTTGTTCCAATGCCACGGAGTTTGCTTTTGCTCAATTTCTTTTTCACGCAGGGCTTGACATTTTGGATCGTTTTGGCGACAGGCGCTAGAAGTTTTACCCCATTCAAATCCATGCCAATCACGAGCTTGTCTAGAGGCTCCACCACGCTCATTAGGATAGAAGGTAAGGTCCTTACCACAGCCAATAGAACGACAAGAGTCTGTCTTGAGCCACTCTGGGGGTGCAGAAGCACAGCCAGATAACAGCATTAGAGCACCAATGATAGCGAGCTTGTTCATCGGTTTCTGATCCACTCACCGGCTTTGGACAGGTCTTGTCCAGCTCCGCTTACTGCTCCACCAAAGGTGCCACAAGCTGTAAGTGCAAATGCTGTAAGAATTGTTATTACGAGTTTCATATGTGCCTTTCAAAGTTGCCTTAGGAGTTTGTAGTATACTGTGATTTGAGTAAGGTGTCAATGAAGTTTGGTAGAATTGAGGCCCGAGTAACTGTCCAAATCCTCACAAGATGCGTTCAACAACCTAGCGGTCTTTTGGGCAACCAGCTCACATCCTACATAACACATTACTGAGTCCGTGCAAGTGTCTAGCACGAAGAATCTTCCGTCGTCGCAGGGATGAATTTGGTATCTCATCTTGTATTTAAGCCTAGTACAGACTGCACAGCGGGGCCTATGCTCGTTATCGCTAGACCACACAGCGGGGCCTGTGTATAATAAATATCACTACAGCAAGTCTGCTGTTCGCAAAGGAGAATTCCATGACACTGAAACACGTTAACCTTAATCTAGAATTAGGGCAAGAGATCCTAGTTGGCCCAAACAATGATCGTGCAAAGATAACTAAGATCGAGTTTCATGAAAAGACTGGAGAATTAGAAATAAACACCACTCGTGGACCCAGGAAAGTACTAACATTTAAACTGTGCGAGCAATCTGAACAGTACTATGAAAACCCAGCAGACAAATATAGGTAAGCTAAATACTACATGCGCATTGAAGACCTAGACCCACAATTATTAGCAGAAGCAAAGGCCACAGCCAAGCTCTGCAAAAGCTCAACTCCTAATTCAAAACTAGGAGCAAGTGCGCTTGCAAGTTGCAAGAGTCAAGGTCTTAGACGCCGAGAAGGCAACAAGAGTCATAAGCTAGGTAAGTCACCTAAGTCACGAGTTAAAGTAGGCGGGAAAAAATTAAAAGGTCAAAAATACGGCGGCAAATTGCCTGATTGGAGTTAAGATGAGATTTTATGAAATTAAAAAACTAATAGAAACGGAACAGGGTAACGTAGTTGTTATTGGGGATAGTATTGCTGTTGGTATAGGCGGTGCTGGTCCGTATGCACAAGGTGGAATTAGTGCGCAAGAAGTTCTTAATAGAGTAAACAGTTTTATACAAACAGGAAAAGCCAAAGGCGCTACAGTTATATTAAGTACTGGCGCAGGAAATAGCGCAAGATTTGAATTAGAGGACGGTGGAGAAATTCCAAGCAGATTAGGAACCTATCCAGCACAACAAGTTAGAGCATTAGTTGCAGCTGGTGCTAAAGTAGCTGTTGTTGGTGCACCATCTAAAAAGTCTACGTGGTTCCCAGGAACTTCATGGACTAAAAAAGTTAGGTATAGAGTTGATCCAACAGGATTAAATGATCAGTTAGAGCAAGCTGCAAGGGCAAATGGTGCTAAATTTTTAGGACCCCTAGAACAATTTGATCCAAACATGCACAGCGGTAATGGTGATGGCCTACATCCGTTTGGCGGATATAAAAAACTGTATCAAGCAGGTAGTGCTGGAGCATCTAGTAAGACTGGTAGTGCTGACGCAGACAGTACTGGGCAAACTGCTGAAGTAGTAGACGGACTTAAAGCTGGTCCGCCTTATCCACGTGAAGAAACCTACATGAACGCTGTGAGAGACCTACAAAGAAAACTTGAGAAGATAGGTTACTCTGTAGGTGATACAGGCATTGACGGTAAGTACGGTCCTAGAACTACTAGAGCAGTTGCAGCATTCAAGAAAGATTATGAGATTAGTAGCTCAGCCTTGTCTGTATCAACCAAAGAACTAGAAACTTTAGCAGGTGTTGGTACAAAGATTGCAAAAGTAAAAACTCCTACACCAACTGAGAATCAACCTCGCACGTCAGGTATGGACCCAGAAGAAGTTGCAAAGTTAACCAGTGAAGAAGGCATAAAAGAAACAATGAAGATTGCAAGTAATTTCTTAGGCAGAGCCCTAACCCCTGATGAGTTTGTGCTATTGGCTAGGGTAACGCTTGCTGAATCAACTTCTAATCCGCAGGAAATTGCGCAGGTGGCAGCAGTGATACTAAACAGAGTTAGATCTCCGCAATTCCCAGATGATGTTTATGCTGTGGTGCATCAGAAAGGACAGTTCCAGCCAGTTACAGGTAAGAAAATAAATGGAAAATGGACTGGACCCGAAGGCAGTTTTGCTAGAGGCGGACTGGCACCAAACGAGTTAGCTAGAATTTCAAAAGCACTTACTGATCATCTGCCATCTGCTAACAAACAATGGCTAAACTTTACTGCCGCAAGTTCAGCAGCGTACGGTGTTGGAACCAACATTGGCTTTAGAGATAAGATGCTAGCCCAGGGAGGCAAAGTCATCGGCGGAACCGTTTTTGGAACCGTTACCTAACATGAGCCGGGTAGGGAAACTGCTCATAGCACACCCAAAACTGCCAGTGAGCAGTATTTTTCATAAAAGCGTAATATTCATATACTCTGACTCGCCGCAAGGGGTTACTGGTCTCATGATCAATAAGCCGACTAGATTCACTATGAGTGACCTAGCAGAAACAAGAGGAATTGGATATCCATTAACCAAAGATTACATTAGAGCAGGTGGCCCAGTTAATGAAAAGGCACTACTAATGTTGCACACTGATGATTGGTCTTCGTCAAATACTGTAGATATCTGTAAAGGCTTGCGTATTTCTAGCGACGAGTTTATGCTAGAAAAGTTATCACACGGACATCAGCCCACGTATTGGCGCATGATGGGAGGCATATGTGCTTGGCAACCTGGACAACTAGAAATGGAATTGAAAGGGCAAGCGCCCTACCTTCCTGAAAATAGCTGGTTGACATGCAAGTCAAATGAAGATATAATATTCACATATGATGGAGAAAGACAATGGGAAAGAGCCGTTGACCTCTCCAGCAAACAAATGTTTAATCGATACATCTAATCCAAATCAAACGAAGGAAGTACAAAGTGAGCGACACACTAGTAATCAACGCAGACGGACAGCCAGTGAGCTATCTGCCCCTGAGTGCTGTCCAATGGAAAGAAGCAATCACCTATATGTACCTAGACAAGTGCAATGTGCTTGAATGGTACGATGACTGGGTGGTGCATAGTGCTTCATGGGAGACTCGTGTGCCTGCGGTTATCATGCTTAAAGATTATCTAAGACGCACAAGAGAGCCACGGTTTTCAAAAGGAAATCTATTCTTACGAGATCAGTATCATTGCCTCTATTGCAAAGACAGTGTTACATCTAACACAGGTACAATGGATCATGTATTACCAATCAGTAAGGGTGGTAAGACCAATTGGGAAAACATTGTAACAGCATGCGGTCCTTGTAATGCAAGGAAAGGTAACAGCATGAGCATGCGTCCTGAGTACAAGCCTTACAAGCCTGGATACTATGAACTTGTGCGTAAGCGCAAACAGATGGGATTTGATGTCAAGCACCCTAGCTGGTACCAGTGGCTTGATTTGGAAATGTCTGCTACTTAAACCAGCCTATACGAGCACCAGTGTCTACACGGCGCTGGTGTTCTTCAACACTACCTGGAAACCTCCAAGCCCATACAGCAACCAGTGCCATAAAGCATGCGGTACTTAAGATACCTATAGGCTTCACTCCAGTGAAGTACATGATGACTAAACTAGAACTCATCATAGCTAACATAAAGAATTTCATCTTAGTTGGGAACACACGCTTCTGCCCCCAATTGGTTAGGAACGGTCCAAACAGTTTGTGATTGTAGATCCAACGATGCATACGTTCACTGCCCTTGCTAAAGCAATATGCGGCAAACACTACAAAGATTGAATAGGGCATGCCTGGAGTAACAACTCCTACGTATGCAAGTCCTAGACTAATAAAGCCTAGTATGTTCCAGAATAGTTTACGAATGTTCATCAAATACCTCTTTAAGAGCTTTTACTAAATCATACAGCATTGCATCTGTATGCAATGGTGTAGGGGCAATACGTAGTCGTTCCTGACCTACATCAACTGTTGGATAGTTAATAGGTTGTATGTAGATACCATACTCGTTTAACAATCTATCACTCATAGCTTTACATTTTTTAGCATCGCGTACCATTACAGGTACTATGTGACTACATGCATCATGGTGAATAGGTATATTAGCTTTGTTCAGCAAATACATCAATTGGGACTTAACACTTTGATGTTGTTCTCTAAGTTCGTGATGGTCTTTTAGATACTTGACACTGGCTAGTGCTCCAGCACAGGTAACAGGGCTCATACTTGTTGTAAAGATAAATCCGCTGGCTACAGATCTTACAGCATCAATGACTACACTATCGGCAGCAATATAGCCACCTTGGACTCCAAACGCTTTGCCTAGAGTACCGTTGACTATGTCTACTCTATCTTGCAAGCCCAGTTGTTCTAGCTTGCCACCGCCATGTTCTCCGTAGAGTCCTACTGCATGTACTTCATCGATATATGTCATTGCACCGTAACGATCACAAAGGTTGCAAATGTCAAGCATAGGCGAAACGTCACCATCCATGCTATACACGGACTCAAAAACCACGCAGGGCGTGCCTTTCACGTTCTTTAGCTTCTGCTCCAAGTCGCTCAAATCATTGTGCTGCCAAACCACCTTGTCAGCACCACTGTGTCTAATTCCTTGTATGAGGCTTGCGTGGTTCTTACTATCACTTAGAAACACAATGTCAGGAATGATCTGTTTAAGAGCAACCAACGTCCATTCATTTGCAACATAGGCGGACGTATATAGTAGAGCTCGTTCCTTTTTGTGTAGGCTAGCGAGCTCAAGTTCTAGGGCAACGTGATAGTGACTGGTACCGCCTATGTTGCGTGTACCTCCACTGCCAGCGCCTGTTTGATCTAGAGCAGTATGCATAGCATCAATAACTATTTTATGCTGCCCCATACCTAAGTAATCGTTTGAGCACCAGTTTACAATTTCTTTTATGCTGTACTTTCCATACCAAATTGCTTTGGGAAACTTGCCGCGCTCTCGCAAAATATCGTTGAATACACGATATTTGCCAGAATCTTTTAGATCCTGTATCTTTAGTTCAAAAGGAGTTTTGTTTATCATGTTTGTATTTAACGATAAATATCAATACTAGGAAATATCATGACACTACACGGAATACCAACATTATGAGAGCAACTGAAATAATTAGAAACATTCTAGACATCATTGATGGTATCGATGCTGTTAGTAAACCAATTGAAGCCAGCGTAGAAATACAAGGCAATGCTGACGAAATCCGACGATTTAAACATATTGTAGATCTTACACAAAATGACACAGACGGATGGACAAACTCTCCTAATGAAAAAATTACAGATGTTGATGCTGTGACAGTAGACGCTGGTGGAGGAGTTAACGGTCCTAAACATCCTGCAGATCTAAGAGTAAAAGATCCAAGCATGTATCCTAATCAACAGGAGTTTTAAAATAGACAATCTTCCCACAAAGTATTCAGGCAATTCAATAGTTGACAATCCTAACGTTGGAGGATTAATCCAGGGACGTCCCTGGATTAACGTTGCAGGTATTACATTTACTCCAGACATTTACTTTTATAACAGAGTTGGCACTAATAATGCTAACGGTTATTTTGGGCTTGACTTTACCCCCACTAACGATGATCTAACATTCTTCGACAATCCTGTAGTTGCTCCTGTGACTGAAACACAAGGCACTATAGTATCATTGAATATCACTTCGCAGCCTCAATACAATTCTATTATGTTGCTAGGATATTTCCTTGCCCCAACAACAGAAACATATACCTTTTTCACCAATACAGACGATGCCAGTTACATGTGGATAGGTCCAGATGCTATCTCAGGGTACACTCATACTAACGCAGTTGTACAAAACGGTGGCCTACATGGTACTACTGAACAAAGCGGTACTATTAGTTTAATACAAAATGTTTACTACCCAATTAGAATTATGTTTGGTAATAATACTGGCCCAGGCACTATGATTGTAAGTTATTCTACACCTACTATTACTAAAACATCAACATGGACGGGTAGAATATTTCATAACTCGGCTACCAACGGACATTAATCAATGGCTGAACGCAATCAAAGCAATACCACAAACTACGAGCATCCGCAGGAGAGCAATCTCCTAAACATTCACAAGGCCATGGAGTATAACCTTGCTGGTAAACCATTGTTGCGAGTCGCTGCGTCATTGTCCGGTCCTAGTATTGCAGGACAGGTATCAGCATTTGGCGAACCATTGGCAATCAGTCCCACAGCAGTTATTCAGCTAGATGCTATCTACGGAACTACCTCAGATGTCATACAATTATATAACAACGGTACTGGATCGAGTGCCGGCAGTGACACGCAGTTATTTCGTGTACAAAGCGGT